CTATCATTACTTTACACATTCAAGGATACTACAGATACTACAGTCACTCGGGTATCTACTGCTACTCTAGAACCACTACAGGGGGGGACCCGTGAGGTGAGTCAGACTGTAATATTAACAATCATAATCAGACGAGAGAAGAATCCGAGCTTTAGCGAGGGTTCTCTGAACGTAGTGAATAGGGTTTGGGTTTATTCAATTAATTAATGAGATATAGATATAAGTGTGGATAACTATGTGGATAACTAAGGTAATACTGTGGATAACTAACTCCGTGGTATTATTTAAGACAATTAAAGGTGTTTTAGCTTTACTTTATCTTGTTTATCAGCTACAATCAAAGCGTAGTTTAACTACTTAAGTTAACACGAGTTCTGAGGACACCTCCACTACCCTCCAAGAAGTAACTATTAGACTATCCTTCAACTGCTTCAGTTAATCTAAACGATTACTAAAGGCGGAGACAGAGAAGAAGACACTCAAATTCGTATTCACTTAAGTACAAGACACTTAAGTCTGGGACACTTAAGTTACTTAAGTCCAGAACACATAGGTCTAGGACACTTAAGTTACTTAAGTAACCATAACTATGTTTATTATGTTTAACCTATATGGAGAATTAAACAATGGCTAGAATGAAGAATGTCTCTACTAAGGTAGATGATAAAAGAAAGACTATGCCTCACTTGGTAAAGAAAGGTCAAGTTCTAAACCCTAAGGGAAGGCCTAAAGGTTCTGTTAATAAATACACTCAACTTGCTAGAGAACTCTTAAGTTCTAGGGGAGAAGAGATTGTTGAAGTTGTCATTGCTAAGGCTCTTAAAGGTGATGTTCATTGTCTTAAGATGTGTATGGATAGAATTGTTCCTGCTCAGAAAGCTGTAGAGATTAAACACACTAAGTCTGAGGATGGTCTTATTATTAATGTTGGGACCTCAGCTCAGATTGAAGAGATGGCTAAAGATAAGGTTCTTAAGAATCCTAAGACTAAGAGAGATGATGTTGTCATTGCTGAGTTAGTTGAAGAAGATAACTAATGGGTACTTTGAATGTTGAGCTACATCCTGCTCAGTTAGATATATTCAACTCTAAAGCTAGATTTAAGGTTGTTGCTGCTGGAAGGCGCTTTGGTAAGAGCCGTTTAGCTGCTTGGATTCTACTTATAACTGCTTTACAATCTACATCTAAGGATGTCTTCTACATTGGTCCTACCTTTCAACAAGCAAAGGACATTATGTGGAATATGTTAAAAGACTTAGGTGGAGACTTGATTGCTGATGCCTATGAAAACACAGCTCGTTTAACATTAACTAATGGTAGAAAGATATTCCTTAAAGGTTCTGACAGACCTGATACCTTACGTGGTGTTGGTCTTGCTTATGTTGTTATGGATGAGTACGCTTCAATGAGACCTGATGTCTGGGAGATGATTATTCGTCCTACATTAGCTGACGTAAGAGGTGGTGCTATGTTTATTGGTACACCTGCTGGTAAGAATCACTTCTATGACTTATATATGGAAGCTAAACACGATGATGACTGGGAGGTCTTCTCTTATAACTCTACTGATAACCCTTATATACCAGAAGATGAGATTGAGGCTGCTAGAAAGTCTATGTCATCTATGGCATTTAGACAAGAGTTCGAGGCATCCTTTGAAACATTCTCTGGTGGTATCTTTAAAGAGGAATGGTTCTTACAAGGTACTGAACCTGAGGAAGGAAACTACGTTATTGCTGTGGACCCTGCTGGTTTTGAATCTTCTGAGAAGGAAAGGGGACTTAAATCATCGAAATTAGACGAAACGGCTATTGCTATTGTTAAGGTTGATAGAGATAAGTGGTGGGTTAAAGATATTATGCACGGAAGGTGGTCTATTAAAGAGACTGCTAACAAGATTCTTAAAGCTGCTGCAGTAAATGAGGCTACTACAGTTGGTATTGAGACTGGTTCTTTGAAAAACGCTATCATGCCGTACCTAGAAGATGAGATGAGGTCCAATGATAGGTTTATTCACATCGATGAACTGCGTCATGGTGGTAAAAAGAAGGCAGAACGTATCACTTGGTCACTCCAAGGACGTATGGAACACCAACAAATCACCTTTAATGAGGATAAAGACTGGAGATTCTTCATATCACAGATGCTAGATTTTCCTTCACGTCTTTCACACGATGACCTGTTGGATGCCTTGTCCTATATAGACCAAGTGTGTATTGCAGACTTCGCCCACTCTATACAATTTGATGAAGAATGGGAACCTGAAGACGTTATTGCAGGTTATTGATTAAATTAGCTGATTGTTACGTTTACTTTATGTTATATTACGCCTAAATTCCTATGGAAATCAATGACTTATGTTCGATAGTAAGGAAACAAAGTATCAAGCCCTAGCTTCATGGCTGAATCATCGGTTAGAAGGTTGGCGCACTCACCGTGATATTAACTACGTTACTCAATGGGATGAATACTACAGACTTTGGCGTGGTATGTGGCTGCAATCAGATAGAACTAGAGAATCTGAGAAGTCTAGAATTATTTCCCCTGCTCTACAACAAGCTGTTGAATCTTCAGTTGCTGAATTAGAAGAAGCTACCTTTGGTCGTGGTAAATGGTTTGACATTCAAGACGATATGTTAGACCAAGACCCTTCAGATGCTGAATATGTACGTAACTTACTACAAGAAGACCTAGAAAAGACTGGCGCTAAAGATGCTATCTGTGAAGTCTTCTTAAATGCTGCTATCTACGGTACTGGTATTGGTAAGATTGTAGTTGAACAGAATATCGAGCGTTCTCCAGTTGAAGTTCCTGTTGAAGGTACGATGACTTCTACTCGTCAACTAACTGAAAGACCTTCTATTGATGTAAAGATAGAACCTATCTCTCCTAAGGAGTTCTTAATTGACCCATCCGCTAATTCAATCAATGATGCCCTTGGTGTCGCGCATGAAGTCATTAAGCCGAGGTATCATGTTGTTGATGGTATTAAGTCTGGTATTTATCGTGATGTTCCCCTTGATGGTGATTATGATACTGTACGCTTTGGCTTCGACCCTGAAACCAAAATGGCTGATGAGTCGGATTCAGTAAAGATTACAGAATACTGGGGCTTAGTGCCTAAGAGATTCTTAAAAGCTAGTAACGATAAAGACGACTTTGAATATACTAAAAAAGATGAGCTAGTCGAAGCTGTCGTTACTCTAGTTAATGATGAATATATCCTAAGGGCTGAAGAAAATGCCTTTATGATGATTGATAGACCTTTCATTGCATACCAACACGACATAGTTCCTAACAAGTTCTGGGGTAGAGGTGTGTGTGAGAAGGGATATAATCCACAAAAAGCATTAGATGCGGAAATGAGAGCTAGAATTGACTCACTTGCGCTAACAACTACACCTATGATGGCAGCTGACGCTACTAGATTGCCTAGAGGTGTCAAGTTTGAGGTTAGACCTGGTAAAACAATACTAACGAATGGTTCACCACGCGAAGCTTTAATGCCTTTGGACTTGGGAACCACAGACCAGAGTACATTTACTCAGGTCGCCTCATTACAAAACATGATACAGATGGGAACTGGCTCTGCTGATGTCGGTACTGCTGATAGAGCTACCTCTTCAGGTATGTCTATGGCACAATCTGCCAGTATCAAGCGTCAAAAGCGTACATTAATGAACTTCCAGAACACTTTCTTAATCCCAATGATTAATAAATCAATGTGGCGTAAGATTCAGTTTGATGTTGAGCGTTACCCTGTTAATGATTACAAGTTCATACCTTATTCAACTATGGGAATCATGGCTAAAGAGTTAGAAATGACTCAGATGGTACAAATGTTACAAGCTATTCCTAAAGATTCACCTGCTTTTAATGTAATCTTACTTGCTATGATGCAGAACTCCTCTATTCATAACAGAGACCAGATTGTTAATTCCCTTATGCAAGGTAGTCAACCTAATCCTGAGCAACAACAGATGCAAGAGTATCATCATCAACTACAGATGCAACAAGCTCAAGCAGATATTGCTAAAACTCAAGCTGAAGCTGAAGAAGAGAAAGCTAAAGCTTCTAAATGGTATGCAGAAGCTCAAGAACTTGCACCTACTGAGATTAAGATTCAAGAAAAGATACTTAAATTACAGAAAGATTCTATTGCATTAGAGAAAACTAAAGCTGATATTCAGAATAAGAACTCTGAGACTGCTAGAAATGTACCAGAAGTAGAGCATTTGAAGTCAGAGACTATATTAAACATGGCTAAAGCTCGAGAAGCAGCAGCTAAGACACCTATCATAGGAACTTATCAATGAAGACAGATGAAGATTTCTTTAAAGATAGATTAGAATTATTTCAGCAACCTGGTTGGTTAGACTTGATTGCTGAATTACACGGAATTGAAAGTAGTGTACGAGATATCGACACTATTAACGATGAGAAAGACCTTTGGCATGCTAAGGGTCAGTTGCAACAACTAGGCTTAATTTTAAGTTTGGAAAGTGCAACTACAATAGCGATGGATAACTTAGAAGACTAAACCCATCATTAAATAACTTCATAACCCTACGGGGCGGAGACTAGAAAATGAGTATAGTGGTAGATACGCCATCAGAAGGCGGGGAACAGATAACAGAAACACAGGAAGTAACACAAGAGGTTCAGCAAGAAGTTTCAGCAGAACCAAACTATGAGCCACCTGCGAAGTATGCTGGGAAGACGTTAGAAGATGTGATTGGAATGCACCAAAATGCCGAAAAGGTATTAGGTAAACAAGGTCAAGAGGTAGGGCAACAGAGGCAAATGATACAACAGCTTCTTAATGCTCAATCTCAAGCAAGTCAAACTACTGGAGTAACAGAAGAGCCTGCTAATTTTGAGGATACTTTCTACGATGACCCTGCTAAGGCAGTAAATTCAGCGATAGAAAATCACCCTGAGATTCGCAAAGCGAAGGAAGCTAACATGAGAAGTATGCAAAGTGCTAACTTGTCTAAATTAGAGTCTACTCATCCTGATTTCATGGATGTTGTAGGTGATAAGAGCTTCCAGAAGTGGGTGGGAGAGAGTGGTATTCGTACCGAGCTATTCCGTAGAGCAGATGCTACTTATGATGTTACTGCTGCTAATGAGTTAATTGGAACTTGGAAACAGATTTCAATGATTGATAAGACTCAAGAAGTAAAAGAGCAACAGAAGAAGTCAAGGCAGAAAGCAATGCGACAAACTAGCTCAGAGACTCGCTCTTCAGGCGATGCTGTTGGTGGTAAAAAGATGTATCGTAGGACTGATTTAATCAACCTACAAATTAGTGACCCAGGAAAGTATGCTGATTTATCAGATGAGATAACTCAAGCATACCAAGAGGGTCGTGTTAAATAAAACTCAATAAGGAGAAATAAAATGGCTTTAGGTACAAATCATAGTACAGTCACAACGTCAGCTAATTTCATCCCTGAACTCTGGTCGGATGAAGTTATTGGCTCATATAAACAAAACTTAGTTTTAGCTAACTTAGTTACAAAGATGTCGCATAAAGGTAAGAAAGGCGACACTATTCATATCCCTAAACCTGCTCGTGGTTCAGCTTCTGCTAAAACAGCGAATAGTCAGGTAACATTGATTGCTGATACAGCAAGTGTTGTTAATGTAAGCATTGACAAGCATTATGAATACTCAAAGTTAATTGAAGATATTGCAGAGGTTCAATCTCTTTCTTCAATGCGTAAGTTCTATACGGATGACGCTGGTTATGCTCTTGCTAACCAAGTTGACGATGACTTATTCGCATTAGCTGAAGGTTTTCAAAGTGGTACAGTAGGTGGTTCAGGCGCTGCTCTATGGGAAACAGCTGTAATCGCTGGTGATGGTACTACCGCATACAATGGTGCTACTTCGAACTCATCAGATATTACTGATGCTGGTATCCGTAAGATGATTCTTACTTTGGATAATGCTGATGTTCCGATGGACCAGCGTTGTTTAGTGCTTCCTCCAATCGCTTCTAATGACTTATTAGCTATTAACCGTTTCACTGAGCAACAGTTCGTTGGTAATGGTGACGCTATTAAGACTGGTAAGATTGGTCAAATCTACGGTGTAGATGTGTTTGTTACATCTAACTGCCCTACTGTAACTTCAACTGATTCAGCTGTTTCAAGAATCGGTCTGTTACTTCACAAGGACGCTTTAGTTCTTGCTGAGCAAGTAGGCGTACGTTCACAAACTCAATATAAACAAGAATACTTAGGTGACTTGTTTACTGCTGACACTATTTATGGTGTTGCTGAGCTTCGTGATGATGCTGGTATTGCGTTTGCAGTTCCATCTACTTAAACGGTAGTTAGTTAAACGTAGCCCTTGTCTAGATGAGAGGGCTATTCTGAATTAATTACGGATTAGTTATGCCAATATTTGAATACGAATGTAAAAATAACCACATTACTGACAATATAGTTTCGTTCAGTAACAGAGAAGAACCTCAAGTCTGTTCTGACTGCGGAGAACCTTCCTACTTTAAAC